AGTAAAGAAGATTGGAAAGTTCTAGACTTACCCGCTGTTGATTCAAAAAATCAGGCTTTATGGCCTGAAGCTTATTCGAAAGAAGATTTAGATAAAATTAAAGCAACAGTAGGTCAACGTGTATGGCAAGCTCTTTATCAACAACAACCAAGTAATGATGAAGGATCCATTATTAAAAGAGAGTGGTGGAATATTTATGAAGGAGAAAAAATACCAACTCTGTCTTATGTACTTCAATCTTATGATACTGCCTTCTCTACAAAAAGTAGTGCTGACTTTTCAGCTTGTACTACTTGGGGAGTTTTTAATGCTCGTGATGAAAGTAATCAACCCTATGCTGCTGCTATATTATTAGATGCTTGGAAAGAAAGATTAGAGTATCCTGATTTAAGAAAAAGAGCACAAGAGAGTTATGAAGAATGGAAACCAGATCAAGTTCTTATAGAACAACGAGCCTCAGGTCAATCTCTTATACAAGATATGAGAAGATCCGGTGTTCCTGTAGTTACTTTTAATCCAGATAGAGATAAAATTTCTAGAACTCACTCAATAGCTGCAATGTTTGAAGGAGGGTTAGTGTTTACATTAGATGAAGATTGGACTAAGAGTGTATTAGACGAATCAGGTTCTTTCCCTTATGGAAAGCATGATGACATACATGATACTTGTGTTCAAGCCTTAATGCGTATTCGTGATGGCTTTTTAGTAACACACCCTGATGACCCTGAAGATGAAGATTATGAAAAAAGAAAATACATCACCAAAGACAAACATTATTACTCTTAATAATCTTAGGCCTTTTAAACATAGACCTATTAGTTCTAAAGCAGCAGAAAAAATACAAGACGATGCCGTAGTAATGGCTTTTGAGGATGCTTGTATCTCTATTTGTGATAAAATGGATATGAAAGGATATGCTCTAGTAGCCTGGGACGAGAAGGGAGTTCCTTGTATTTCGTGGTCTACTAGCCATGATAAGAACCCTATTAGCGAAATGTTACTTCCGACCTTTACACAATCATGTTTTCAATCTATACTAAATAAAAAATTAAGCACAACGGAGGACTTAAAAGATGAGTAACCCATTTACAAGACAAAGTATTAGTAACCATAACACTAAAAACTATTCAGTTGAAGATGTTAAAAAAGCTAATGCAAGATTTTATGAAAAAAATCCTGCAGCAATTGAACCTGCAGCTATGATAAAGAAAGCTATGCAGAATCCTAATGATGAAGTAGTCTTAGAACAAACAAGACAAGAAAATGAAATGGAAAATTTCATTGGAAAAATAAAAATAACTGGGAGTATATATTAATGACAAAAACACAAATGACAACTAAAACACCTGTTCAATATAATTCAAGTGGAGCAGCAGCTGGTTTTGGACCGCAAGCTCATCCACCACATATGGATAAAGCTGCAGAAAAAACTATTCAAGACAAGACTAAAGGCAATTCTGATTTTCATGGTGACAACATGGCTTTTATAAAAAAAATTAAAAGAAGTTAATAATGAAGATGACTGCCGGTTCAAGATCAGGAGTAGGAAGATTACAAAACTCTATGATGTCGGCACCTAAAAAAGTAAAACGAAAGGTAAAAAAAAATGTTAAAAGGCAAAAGAAAAAAATTAGATAAAAATAAAGATGGCAAGCTAACAGGTGTAGACTTTGCTATGTTAAGAAAAAAAAAGAAAAAGGTAAAAAAAAATGTCAAAAAAAGATAATTCAGATTTCATAGCTACTAAAGAAGAAAAAACTTTTGATGATGAAGGTAATACACAAGTTGCTGATGTTAAACATTTAGAAGATCAATTCTTACTTAAAAAACTTCAAAATACAGGTGGTAACATTAGAAAGTCAAAGTTACTTAATAAAAGCATTAAAAAAACATTAGGCAAAAAAGATAAGTTTAAAAAAGATAGATAGATCATGGCAAAGCAAAAGTTTACACACTTTGTGCCAAGAGAAAAGCCTAAAAAAAGAATAGGCACACATACTAAAAGTCTTAACAAGTCTAAGAAAAGAACTTTCAAAAAATATAACAGGCAGGGTAGATAATAGATGGGAATGAATAATCTTTTATATAACTATCAAAATAATAATGAATTTGTTTGTTCAGATGGAAGAATGTCTGTTAATGGTATTTGTAAAACACCAGAACAAGCTATTCAACCGATAACAGCTTCTCCAGTTCAAGACAATAATGGAAGTGATGATAATATAAAAACTTCAACAGCAATAACTGGCGGAAAAAATCTTAACGATTACGATTTTTCTAAAACGGTTAAATCAACTTTTGAATGGGATTTTGATAAACCAAACAATAAAGTAGAAAATTTTACAAATACTGTTAAAGATAATATAACTGCCTATGATAAATATGTAGCAGATAAACTTGGAATAAGTTCAAAAGCAATTGGTATAAATAGAAATATTGCTAGTGCTAGTACTCTATTTAGCGGTGGTGGCCTTAAAGCAGCAGCAGGTCCTTACGGTTGGGCATTTGCAGTTGGTGGTCTAATGAAAGGAAAAGAAAAACCTGAAGCTGAAGTTATAGATACAATGTCTTTTAAAAAGACACCTCCAGTTACTTACACAGATAATAGCAGTAGTGGACCAGGTGAAACTACTCAAGGAACATTTGGTTCTTCAGTAAATGAAGCTACTGGTTCAAGAGGATCGGGAACAGGCTTCTCTGATTATTCATAATGGCAAGAAGAACTAGAATTAGACCGAAAGGTAGAAAAGAAAGAGCAATTAAAACTTCAGTGAAGTCTGGAAATTTTAGATCAACTAAGTCTGGAGCGGGAATGACACGTAAAGGTGTTGCTGCATATAGACGAGCTAATCCAGGTTCTAAATTAAAAACTGCAGTTACTGGTAAAGTAAAACGTGGAAGTAAAGCAGCAAAACGTAGAAAATCTTATTGCGCAAGATCAGCTGGACAACTAAAAAGAAGTTCTGCTAAAACAAGAAATGATCCTAATTCTAGAATAAGACAAGCTAGAAGAAGATGGAAATGTTAAATGTCCTATCTAAATGCAAACATACCTGCAACTTATGCACAAATTAAAAGAGAATATTTATATGATTGTAAAAAACATCATGGAGAAGTTGAAGATTGTATTATCTTTGGCATTACATCTATGGGAGGACGTGCAATCTTATTTCATGCCCTTATGGAAAACGGTGCAATCTTTTATCGTCTGCCAATTTCGGCTTTTATTCAACGTGGTTTTAAACCAGAAACTGTTCCTATTAAAAGACTTGATGAACTTGAACTTTGGAATTCTTTTAGTTATTATCCTACTGTTACTTCTTGGTCTATTTTAAGTGCAGCTTCAGGCAAGTATATAGGTAAAGATAAGAAGTGGCATCACGGAAGTTATTTATTTACTATTGATTGGGCTCACCCTGAAAGTAATATATTAGATACCGATCACTCTGAAATTCCTCATGAACATAAGTGCGCACACATAATAGCTTTAGATGATGGCAACTATGCAGCACAACCAAATAATAGATGTATATGGGATTTACCTTCTTTCACAGTCAAAGATAATATTCCAGACTGGAAAGTTCAAACTAATGAATGGAATGTAGAAGATACAGGTAAATGGAAAACTGAAGATACTGATAATTTCTTCTATGAAATTGAAGAAAAAAAAGTTTAGAAAAAAAGTAATTTTTGTTATATAATGTTTAATTATAATTTTAACCTAGGAAACAATATGATCAGATTGTTTAAAAAATTATGGAAAAAATATATTCAATGGTTATTTAGTAGTCATTGTAAAATTTGTAATCACGAATGTCATTGTGAAAATGATCTTCATACTGATGAGTATGGAGTTTGTACATGTGATAACTGTAAATGTGAATGAAAAAACAAGATAAAAAAAATCCTAACCATATAAAAAACTTCGGTTGGAATAATATCTATTTAAACAGGATATTAAAAAAAGAAGTAGAAATCGGTGGTCATGGTACTCAAAGATATGTAATCAAAGAAGGTAAAAATAAAGGAACTATATTATGAGAAAAAAACCTTTAGTTCTAACTAATGAAGTAGCCGCTCCAAGTAATTTTGCATGGCTTAAAAAAAATATAGTTATTGTGCCTGTGATAGCTGCAATCTTAGCTGGATCATTTACATCTATTAAGTATGTATTAAATTTAACAGATACTATTACAGCTAACTCAGAAACTATT